GGATGGAGTTTAATTCCTCACCCCTCAGAGCACCGGCGGCCATGGCCTGTGTGAGCTGGAGCATTGCGGCAGACTGCCCCTGTGCAGTAGCACCGCCAATGACAAACTGCTTGTTGACCTGCTCCATGAAAGCAATGAGCTCATCATTGTTGGCAAAAGCAGAGCCAGCATTTGCGCCCATGCTTGCGATGGCACCGGCGGTGTCAAGGTAGTAGGCCCTGGAGCGCTGGGCAGAGGCCATGATTTTGCTCTCCAGCTCAGTCACACTGCCGCCGTCATCAACCATCAAACTGAGGCGTGCCGTGGTGCTGGTCATCTGGTCAGAGAGGCCAAAGAGCTTGCTGACACCGGCGGCTGCTCCCAAGGTTGCCACAAGGCTTTTGACCTTGCCCAGCATATTGCCAGCCGCCACATTGCCACTGCGGAGCCCTCTGTTGAGGTTTTCCTCCTGTTCAGCAGCTCTGCGGTAGCCCTCAGCCATGTCCTGGATTTCGGCATTGGCTCCCACAAGCTGGGACCTTGCCCGTGCGATTTCTGCGGCATCCACGGCACGGCCAGATGCACGCTGGACCTGCTCAAAAGCATTGAGGGTGGTGTCCAATGCAGTTGTAATTTTTCTGAGTACGGAGCTCATCCCGTCATTGAGCGTCATTTGCGATCTGATACTTGCCACGGTTTCACCACCTTTTTGAAAAAAGCTCCCGTCCCGTATCAAGGGCGGGAGTTTATCTGTGTTTGCCTTTTCGGGCTTTGCTTTCTATTTCGGCCCGTTTCTTTTTCTCCGCCTCACAGCGGCGATCAATAGAGGCCATAACAAAAGCCCGTTCTTTGATGGGCAAGTTCAAAAACTTGGAGGGCTCCCAGCCAAACTCTTGCAGACAAAAGTGTGCATAGTTTGCCTCCGGGTCACCCTCCTCAATTAGTTTTTTGCCTCATCAACCAGCTCACCGTCAGTCTTAAAGCCGTTGATGCGGAAAACCTCCGTTACATAGTCATCAAACTCACCGCCGATGAGCATTTTGCCCAGCAAAGCCTCCGGGGTCTTTACGCCCCAATCATCCTGGAGCGCCGCATCACCCAGAGGGGGGAACACGGTGCAAGAGGCGCACACCTTGGCCTGGAAAGCGTAGGTGTCAAGCTGCTGGGTAAACTGGTTTTTCTTGCCGGGCACCTGCACCTGTTTAATGCAAGCGCTACGGATGCGGGCATAATCATCTGCGGGGATGCAGCGGATTTCCCACTCCATAGGCTTGCCGTCCTCCCCCTTGAAACGGGGGGAGGGGGCAAACTTGGCATTTTCAACCTGTTCAACATTGGAACGCATAAAAGCGGACAGATTACTCATAGATGATCTCCTCCTTTAGTTGTTGCCGCCCTTACATATAAGACGGATTGGTGTGCTTTTCGGGTCTGGTGATGCTGTCGCAGTAGCCCTCAATGGTCTGCTCAACAAATTCACCCTCTGCGTTGAACATGGACAGGAGCACATCACCGTCCAGCACGCAGTCATTGTAGCTCTTAGTGCTACGGCCCACCGTAGTGGCGGGGTCCTCATTGGAGGTCTGGATGTCAAAAACAGGCATCACGCCGGTCTTGATGAAACGCTCCACAACCTCATCAAAGATCTCCGTGCACTTGTAGATGGTCATGGAGAAAGCCAGGGCCACGGTCTGGGGCTTGTGGCCCACAACAGGGTTGCCCAGGCGGTAGACCTCCTTGGTAGTGATGGAGGCCTTGCCCTCAAACTCCTTGGCCATCAGCATGGAGTAGCGGGTGCCGTCCAGCGTCACAAAGCACTCAGCAAAGTTGGCGCTCACGGCATCCTGGGTGTTAAAAGTAGGATTGATGGACATGTTTCTCCCTCCCTTACTGGATGATAACGCTCATGTAGAGCTGTGCCATGGCATTGACGATGTTGAGGCCGCTGATATTGCACAGGACAGCCTTTTTGCTGTCACCCTGGGCGCAGGTCACAATATCGGGGTCAAACTCCTGCACGGCACGGATTTTCTCAAGCTCCTGGATGAGCTTGACAATGTTATTCCACAGATGAGCACGGCCAGGGGCATCATTGGGAACGGTGCCCACATAGCGGGTGTTGAACAGGACGGCCACATCATTGGCGATCTGGTCACACACACGCATGGTCTGGTTGCTCTGGAAAACCTCACCCTTGGTGTCACTCAGAGTGAGCAGAGTGTTGATGTCCTCCAGGACACGGGTGACACCATTGACATTGTGGAACATGCACTTGCCAGCCTTGATGGCCGCCTCCAGTTCCACCTGGGTGTATTTGGTGTCAATGATGAGCTCACCATCATACTTGAAGTTGGTGAGAGATGCGTTGACGGCCACGCCAGCCTGTGCGCCGGTCATCCAGTACACAATAGCGTGGGCATCCACATCCGCAATAGTGGCGTGGGTGGAGGTGTTCCACACACCAATCACGCCCTCATAGTCAGCATTGGGCTCCCAGGCAACAAGCTGGAATTTGGCACCCAGCTCATCACGCAGACGCTCAGTGTAGACAGAATAGAGCTGCACAGTAGTGGCATCCGCCGCAGGGCAGCAGAGAGTGTTGAAAGCATACGCCTCAATGGCGTTGAGGAAAGCCTGGTGTGCATCGCCGGTGATGGCCTCCACATCGGTGCCACCGGTCAAGTTCATCCCAGCAGTGGCCTCCAGCACAGCGCCGCTGGCAAAGGTCACATAGTCATTGGCTGCCAGATCAGAGGCAGACGCAACGATCTGGGTATCAACACAGATGCCGTCCAGGTAAGTGCTGACATCCCACAGGTCAGTGTTGTCAACATTGGCCGCAACCACAATGCTGAGGTCATTGCCACGCACACCGGGATATTTCGCAGTAGCGAAGTCACACACAGCCTTAACAGCTCCCGTGCCCAGACGGTAGCAGTAGACAGTGGTGGCGTGCAGGAAAATCTCACGCAGGGGCAGCATCTTGGGATGGTCATACGCATAGCCGAAAATGGCCTTGCTGTTCGTCTGAAACTCCCCGGAAGTGACGGCGAACACTTCACCCTCCGGGCCCCAGCTCAACATAAAAGGCGCTGCCGCATAGCCTCTGTCAGAGAGCGTTGCGGATGCCTTTGCCAAGCTGGTGAAATTGACATAAGTGCCAGGCATGACCTTGTTCTGGGTCAGCCAAATGCCTCCGCCAAGTGCCATATTATCTCACCTTACCTTTCATGTACTTTTCAATCAGCGCATCCACCTCATCAAAGGTGTAGGTCTTGCCATTCTCAAGCAGGGCGCTGATAATGTCCCGCTTGGTGGCGTATCTCTTGGAGGCCGCCAACTGCTCCTTGGAATAGACGGCAGCCGCCTTTTCAGTTTTTGCCATAGGCTTATCCCTCCTGTTCGATTTTCAGAGTTTCCATGAGGGTCTGCTCCTGCGGTACACGCACAAAATGGTCATACTGCAAAAGAACATGCAAAACATCATCTGAAACAGTCCACTCACAAGAGGTGGCATGGATGATGTCCCCCTCTGGGGTGGTGATGCTCTCAAGCACTTGTGCAACCTGGTGCGCTTTGTCATAGCAGTCCACGGCTCCGCCGGTTGGATAATAGATCACATCTACCTGCGGTGTGCGCCGGTAGCGGCGGCCCACCTCTTTGGCGTGTCCGGCTCCCGGCATAATCACATTGAAATCTCCGGGCTTTAGCCCTTGCTTTACATTCCCGCTATGCACTTGGCTTGCAGGAAAAGCAGCGTGCAGCGCAAGGCTCACGCCGTCAAATATACTGTTGAAATTGATCTCAGCCACAATGCGCCTCCTCTCTCATCAAGCCCAGCCCTCAAAGAGCTTGAGGGGGATTTCCTGGTGGCAGGAATACACCGCAGGTTTACCACTCCGCTCAAAAATGCGGGTCACCCCGTTTTGCGTCACGGTAATTTTAGACCCCTCCGGGATGTCCACGGAGGGGTCAATATACAGGGTCACGCTCTGGGCCACCTGGGCGGCCTCCTCGTTGGGCTCTGTACTCTTTACGGTGTCATGGGAGATGCGGCAAGGGACATCTGTGGCTGCCACTCTCTCCTGGGGCTCCGTGCGGCCATTGGCGGGGTTGAGCACCCCATCCAGCACGGTGACCGTAGCACGGCCACGCCACAGGCTTTGGATGGCTTTTTTGTATGCGGCGCTTACCACCGCAACCTCCGATATGCCGCAAGGATGCTGTTGGGCGGATGGATGAGCTTGTCAAGCAGGGCATCAAAGCGTGCCTCTGCACTGGCAGCTCCATCACTGGCCCCAGCAAAGGTGACGGACACATCACCCTCTGTGATGCTCTTAGCGGGTGCGGAGAAATCAAAGCCCTCCACACCGTCCAGCTCACCGGCGGCTTTCTTATCAAAGAGGAATTGACCGGCCACCATATCCACCAGCGTGTGGAAAAGGCCATCCGGCAGCACCTTATGGTTGATGTTGTCCAGGATGTCCCGCTCACACTTGCTGATAAGATACTCAAGGCCGGGGTTATCGTTATCGGTGACAGTGTACCCAAGCATGGCCAGCCGGGTCACCACGGCCTCATAGACGGTCATAAGGCATCACCTTAGCCCTCGGACTCGATGCGGCAGATAGGGATGGCCTTATGGGCGATGTAGGAACGCTGTGCCTCCTGAGCTTCACCAGAGTGGACCAGAGCCCAGTTGGCACCGTTCTCCAGTTCCGCATTAGTGGGGGACTGGCTGGCCTGGCTCACCTTTTCATAGGAGATGCCAAAGGGAGCAAACACCTTGCGCTGGCGGGTATAGAGAGTATCCTGGCCGCCGTTGGTCTTAGCGTCACGGGCCATCTCATAAGGCACCTTAGCGCCGATGTCCTCAAAGTTGATGGAGCCCTCACCCAGCACATAGCTGGTATAGATAGGATCGTCACCGCTCTCGTCCACAGGCATGGCATCATCAACCACAACCAGCTTGCCATTCCAGGAGTACATGGTCAGATCACGGGTCACGCCGTCCTTGTCAGTGTACTTGAGAGCCTGGAGCAGATTGAGGTTTTCCAGGTTGGTGGCCACAACGGAGTGCATGAAAATCATGGCAAACTTCTTCTTGCGATCACCACAAGCCTGGGCAGTGGCGCTGTTCAGAGAAGTGGCCTCCATAGGACCGTCCACAGTGTAGGTGTGCTTGGCCACAAACTCTGCGCTCTGGCCGCCGGTCATGGAGAAAATACCCTTGAGGATAGCCAGGATAGTGTCCTGGTCAACATCCTGCCAGTAGTCGGCCACCTGTGCGGCAACATTGTCCATGAAGTCCACACCGCCGGTGATGTCAAAGGAGAAATCACGCTCAGTCCAAGCCTTGGCACGGCCGATGACAACCACGCCCTGCTCAAAGGTCTTGGTGCTGGTAGCCTCAATGTCAGTCTGGCCGTCATAGTTCACGGCATCGCCGTCCAGGAGGCCACGCATGGCAATGCGGGCATAGCCGGTGCCATTCTGGGAGGCGAACACCTCACGGATGTCGGGGTTGCCAGCCAGGACACGGGACTTGCGGATTTCGTTGAGGCGGGTGCGGGGAACACGGCCCACCGCATACTTGAAAGCCTCAGCGTTAAAGCTCTTAGCGTCAAACTTAGTGTTAGGCATAAATCAATACATCCTTTCTGTTATTTGGATTTGCGGCTCTTGCCGCCAGTCTTGGCCTGGGCCTCCTCAGTGGGAGCGTCCTGGGCCTGTTCGGGGTTTTCGGGAGCGCCCTGCTCAGTAGCAGCGGGCTCATCAGTGGAGTTGCCGCCATCAGCAGCGGGCTCCTCCTGCTCATCGGGCTCACCATTGCCGGTGGCATCCGCCTGGGCCAGACGGGCAATGACCTCCTTGGTGATGGCCTCAGCCATCTCATCCACAGAGGGGACATGCTCCGCCATGTACTGCACAACACCCTCCTGGGTGCGGGGCAGCATGTTGACGGGGGTGCCGGTCAGCTTAGTGGCCAGATTACGCAGGGCATCCTCAAAGGACACAGTGCGGGGTTTAGTCACATTTTTCATGCGGGTTTCACCTCTCAATCAAGTTTTGCATCGGGATTTGCGGCCAGATACTCAGCCAGCTCCGCATAGCTCATCTCGGAGGGTTTCTTGCCCTCTCCGGGCTTTTTGCCATCGCCGCTGTCACCAGGTTTCCAGCCCTCATACTTGGCCGCTGCACCAAACAGGAAATCAGTTGCAGCGTCCTTTTTCATTGCCTCAACTCTTGCAGCCAGGGTGACGCTTTCGCCGTTCACCTTGGAGGTGACCTTGCCATCCAGGATGGAGGCATCTTTGAGGAAATCAGCCAGCACAGCCTTGACGGCGGTGTTGTTCTTAGAGCCAGCAGCGGTGAGCTCTGCGTCCACTGCGGCCATCAGCTTGACCGTGGCCAGCTCCTTATCATGGGCGGCCTTGTCCGCCTTGTTCTGGGCGGTCAAATCCTCAATCTGCTTTTTCAGATCAGCGTTGTCACCGGCGGACTTTTTCAGCTCCTCCAGTTGAGTGTCACGGGTTTTGACATCGCCACGCAACTGCGTGACCTCTGCCTCCAGCTCCGTGACCTTTGCGGCCTTGGCGTTGAAGTCGGTGCGGGCAACAAAGCCCTTGCCAATCTCCTGGGCCACCGCAGTGTCAATTTCGGGGGTGTATGCAGCCCCCAGCAGGGTTTTCAGCCATTCAAGTGCCATTTTTACCTCCTTGCATTTCTGCTGTCCTTTTTATCCGGCCAGTCCCGGTATTGCAGAGCCCTTTTTGTAGTCCGCCGGGTCCAGCGGTATTTTTGGGTATGAAAAAAGCACCGTGCATTTTCAGCACGATGCTTTTAACAAC